GTTGAAGGATCAACAGGTGAATTTCTCGCAGGCGTTTGCTGAAAGGCAGATGACTGCGAACCTGTTGGGCGATAGTTTGTCCCGTATTGCCCGTTCTGTGCAACTGCTTAGGCGTAGAAAACTTAAGCAAGCTTGGAAAGTTATAGGGGGTGACCCCAAGACTCTCCCACAGAGTTGGCTCGAATATCAGTACGGGTGGAAACCCTTAATGCAGGACGTTTTTAACAGCGCTAAACTGCTGCAGGAACGGAATGCGACACAGGACTGGGTAGTCACTGTGAAAGGGAACTCCAATGCGGATCGGAAAACAGAAACCATCTACACGGGACAATACGCCGCTATCAAACGGCAAGAGTTTCGTAACGGATGCTTTGTACGTCTGGATTACACCCCAGATAACAAACTGTTAATTCTTCTCTCGCAGCTCGGATTCACGAACCCCGCCTTACTGGCGTGGGAGCTGATGCCTTACAGCTTCGTCATCGATTGGGGCCTCTCCGTTGGAGATTGGCTTTCATCGCTGGATGCAGCTGTCGGCTGGCAGTTCCTGTCGGGTAGTAAAACCTACAGGCGTGAATGTAAAACGAAAGTAAGGGCTGTGTGGGGTAAGCACGGACAGTGGCCTCTCTACGATGTGCTCGTACATGAGTACGAGTGTCACCGTAGAAATTTTGAGGTTGTCCGTACTCCATACAGCTCGAGTCCACTCCCTAGTTTCCCAGGGGTCAAGTCTCCACTTTCGTTGACGCACGCGGCGAATGGTTTGTCGCTTCTTGCGCAGGCTCTAAAGGGTGGCCCTCCTAGGGCTTTTTAATAACCTCTCAATTAAGAGAAGCTATCATGCCGGCTATCGGTAATATTGCAATCGCTGACGCGGAGACAACTCCCGTTACGCATACGTTCGCCCCCGTTACTACTAATGGGGCAAGCGCATCTCTGGCTAATCGGGCCAGCACCACTCCTCCGGGTTTCGAAACCCTGAAAGTGTCGCTGGAAGAACCGAAGACGCCGAAGAGTGCGTATAAGTTGATCGTCGGTTTCAACGATCCCGTTGAAGCGACCGTCGACGGCCAAGTGGTTGTCGTGCGGAATAACTCGGCTGCTCTGCAGCTGAACTTCTCGCAGATGTCCACTAACCAAGAGCGTAAGAATACGCTTAAGATGATGGCTAATCTGCTGTCTCATGCAACCATTGTTACGGTTGTTGACAGCCTTGAACCCATCTACTGAGGCGTTCCTCCGAGATAAACTCGGATCATTCTTACTGGAGACCATTAAATGGCTCACCGTGCTCCTGGTCGTAATCGGCCTGATAACGTCGCTCTTTCTCCTTTTCTCAGCTCGTTCGTTCGAAAACTCATTAGAGTTACGGATTGGCGGGGTGAAGAGGGATGTCTCTTCGGATCAGACGGTAAAATCACAGGATCCTCCCCAGAAATCGGGAGGGATCCTAATGATCCCCGTCGATACGCAGTAGACTACCTCTTTCAGGAGCTCCTTTCTAAGTTTGATGACGAGAAATCGTCTTCGGCTAAGCTAGAAGCGGCTATGGAGAAGTTTCATCTGGCAGAGGAGAAATGCGCCCAAGTCAACCATCGCTTCGCAAACTTCGTGGGTGGTACCCTTGAAACCGGTATCACCGTTGAGGCAGTACTGTTTACTGCCCAACGTAAAATCGCGAAATTGCTCGGCGATCTAGACTTGGACGTCATTTCATCGGGTTTTGGTTTCGGTCCAGGCGCTTCAACGCGTCTGTCCCGCCGCCATGCTGACACCTGGTACAAATTTCAGGGTAAGCCTGAAGCAACGCCCAATAACGCTGTGTTCGCTCGTGCTGTTTTCCAGCACAACAGGCTCTGGAAGGAGTCTGTCCTCAATGAGAGCGACTCGGACGAACCCATAGTATGGGTTCGCGCCAATAGCGTTGTCACCGTGCCTAAGAACGCTAAGACGGACCGCGTGATAGCTATCGAACCAGATCTCAATCTGTTTGTACAGAAGGGATTTGGCCGGTACTTCCGAGACCGTCTTAAGAAGGTGGGAATTGACCTCAACGACCAAACGGTGAATCAGCGTCTGGCGCGTGATGGATCGGTCGACGGTAGCTTAGCTACTATCGACCTATCCATGGCGTCGGACACTGTTAGCCGCGCAATCGTTGAGCAACTCCTCCCTCCCGAGTGGCTGCATGCACTTGAGCAGTGCCGCAGCCCCGAGGGCGTTCTTCCTTGTGGTAGAATAATACGCTACCATAAGTTCTCATCTATGGGGAACGGTTTTACGTTTGAGCTCGAGAGCTTGATTTTTTGGGCTCTCTGCTCGGC